GTAGGCATCCCATCCGATAGCGTCTGCAACCTCTTGAATACATTCAAGCCGTTTTCTGTAGTCGAATCGCATTCCGACTTGAGCGCCAAAATTCAGGACGGCTCCTTCAGAAAGGATTGCTCCAGTTGTGGACTTGTAAGCTTCAACTTCCAAGATTTTCCAGCCGTAAGAGGCTGCAATGGTTATTACAATTCTGACGTATCGAGCAGACATCGGGGAGATTGAGACAACTATAACGGGACTTGTGCTGCTAGCGCCCTCAGCGATCTTCGTCCAGTCCGTTCCATTCGTGCTTATCTCAACTTTCCAGTTGCGAGCATACTTCGTATCGTCTTGAAGGAAGACGATTCTGGTGAGGTTAATGCTTGATCCCAGATCAAGCTTCCAATATTGATCGATTGCCTGATTAACGCCGCTTTCCCAAGCCGTAGAAGTATCGCTATCACAAGCCAGTAAAGCCTCGCCAGCATTGTGGCTTGCAGTCGCATCAACATAGGGTGATTCGTTCTTGCGGTAGACAAGTTTGATGTAGGGCCTTGTGCTTTCAGTTGGATACTCTCTTGAACGCTCATCAAGCCAATACTTACCTAGATTTGGGCCCTCATATTCAACTGAATCCTTTATTTTCCAACCGTAGTTCGATGTGCCATCAGCGAATAGTTGAATGTCGCTCTTAACGTCGCCTGAGATCCACCCTAAAGTTGTGGGTTGGCCGAAGTTGACGGTTGCCGTACCATTATGTGTAGGCTGATTGTTCCATGTCGGCCCTGTTTCCGTCCAACTACTTGTGACTCTGTGTAGACAGATGTCTCCAGGAACGAACCCGTCGATAAAGCGATCTTTCGCAGTGACGTAGAGCCATATCCGAGCATACTTGACTGAGACACCTGAAAGATTAGAGGGCGTCGCCATTCTTAGCAGGCTTCGCCAGTGACGAGCCGGACTACCCTCTACTTTCTGAGTTCCGTTTCGCAGAATGTTTCCGACATTATAGTTATTGTTGGGATTAGCACTATCAATATAACAGTCTTGGTCATCTTGGCAAGTTGCCGTATAAATATTTGAGAACTCAAACTTATCATAGGGAGCGTTAAGGCCCTTCACGATGTTACCGGGATCAGTGTTGCTATAGAGTTCACGTTGGACTATGCGGTAATCAAGCTTCGCAGATACGCTTCGACCTTTCAGCGTGAAGAGAGTTCCGGATTCACCGAAGTCTCGAAGCTCCCTGCCTTCGTAGAAGCCCTTGAAATCAAGCAGACCATCAACATAGATTTTGACTAGATCACCCTTCGTTAAGCCGGTAATATTCGAGGGAACTGTCAGCGTGAAGTCGTCAATCGTGGAGAGGTTGACGTTCTTACGGTAGGAGAGGCTTTCAAACGGAATCTTTTTCCCGCCAATTTGGACCTCAACATTTCTCAAACCCCTACGCCCCTCTTAGTTGCGTCATAAGCCATCCGCATAATATCGACTGCCAACTCATGCTTCCAATGCGGATCCTTGGCGTCAATCATCTCGTTAATATTAATTGTGAAGTTGAAAGTTGACTGACCAAAACCAAATCCTCCAGCCTGATTAAGTGGAATGACGGCTTCTCTACCCCTCTCTCCCAACAAGCCTAGGGTTGGTCTAGTGACTACGCCTCCTTCCTGGAAAGGCCACCATGAGCCAACCCAATTTGAAAATGGATCAAATATGTTCTGGTTAAGCCAGTCATAAACAGGATTAACGATATTCTGCGAGAGCCAATTCCCCGTTTCCCAGAATGGTTCGACATATGGTTGATACCAGGGTTCCTGCGCCACGTTTGTCGGATAATTCCAGTTTATATCCTGTCCCCAAGGTTGACCCCAAAACTCCGTAACCTCACCCGTCTGAGCAATTCCAATTGGATACTGCCAACCTCCTTGCGGAAAAACCATGCCTGCATAGGGACTTGTACCCATATATGGCCTCGGAGCCCAAGGACTTGGACCGCCTGTAGGGCCATAGCGTGAAACACCAATGTTAAAACCGCCTAGAAACCCCGTCATTCCACCGCCGAGGCCGGCTAAAGACGCTCTAATGCTAGCTACCGCTTCGTTTGCTCCCTGCTCAATCTCGTTAAGAGCGTTAAGTATGCTCTGTTTCATCTCGTCAAAAATCTGGGCAACTTTGTCAGCAAGTTCCTGTAAGGCTGACTCAATACGACTGCTGAAAACGTTAACTCGATCCTCAGTCTTCGACGTATATTCTTCCGTTACGCTACGTATTTTCCGCCACATTTCAGGCCAAATGCTACGTGTAACGATCTTAGCCGCAGTCTCACCGAAGACCTTACTCATCTCATCCAGTTTCGTGGTGACTATGACTGAGGAATCTCCCATGACGGCTTCGGTAATGTCGCCGACTTCACGCATACCCTGCTTATATTCAGATGTATCTACTCCGGGAAACTTGTAGCGGTCTCCGGCTCGAGTAGTCCAAGGTCCACCTGCTTCCCACCATTCACGCGGTTTCTCAGTTATTCCAGCTGCTTTAGCGGCAACATATCCTCCAGCTAATAGGCCACCAGCCGCCAAACCGATTATTCCGGCTGTACCTAATCCGGCAGCTAAACCGGAAGTTGCAGAGATCGAGGCATTAACTGAGGCAACAACACTGCCAAGGGAAGTATATGCGGTCCTCAGGTTGCCGAGAGCTGTAATTAATGTTGGAACGCCGAAGAGGGCCGCTTGTACAAGAGCCTCATTCATATGTTCCTGAGCTTCATCAGCCATCGCCTGAGCAACCTGCTGCCTCTCCAGCGCAAGCTGATAATCTTTACTGGCGGCTTCAGCCTGCTCGCTTCCCTCCCCAAACTTAGCTATAGCATTGTTCAGTCGTCTCTGAGCATCCTCAACCGCATTGTTTGCCTTAGCCAGAGAGTATTGGCTGCGTTGGAGGCGGAGAGAAGCATCATCGATTCGATCATAGATTTGGTAAAGAGCGTAACCTGAAGTGGCTAGGGCGCTCCAGCTTTTCGTAGCTTCTTTCGCGCTTACTTCAGTTGATTTGCCCGCGCTAGTTACTTCTTTCCCCATCTGTTTGGCTGACTGAGAAACTTCATTAAGCGCTCGCTTAGCCTGTTCAGAATCACCCTTAATCGTGATCATAACTTCGGGATTAAGCGACAATTCACTTCACCATTCCAGATAAAGCCTCAACCATCTTCCACATGAAACCGAAATAGCGCTCCATGTCGGTGAAGACTCTTCCTTCTTTATCGTAGTAGTAGCTGCATGTTCTGAAGACCCAGAGCCAAACAAAATCAGCAATAGACAAACTTATTCATGTGTAGAGTTTCGCATATTTCTCGATCAGTTGAGCCTCCACCGTCTTCCTGCCAGCAACATCAAGATCCTCGGTTACCGCGAAGATCTTTAGGTCGAAGAGAAAATTCTCGAAGGGAGACTTGTTGAGACGTATTATTTCGCTTGGAAACTTACCGAGTAGAACCGCCAGATCTCTTAGTGTCTGCTTGAACTGGAGGGGTATTTGGAAAAAAGATTTTGTCAACCTCAGACAGTGATTTCGCTGTTAAACCACTGATATATCGATAGAGTTCCGTTACGTCTTGAGGATTCGGTTCCGGCGACACACATTCCTTCATTATTTCCTGTAGCAACTCTTTGATCTCGGCAGATCTCTTTCTAGCATCATCGATAGTAGCAACTTCTTCAGAACCGAGTTTAGCGATCATGGATGCGAAGGGAGCAGCGTAAGGCGGAAGAGGGGCGACCTCATAGTTTCGACTGTTCACGGTGACTTTCAAAGTCTGCCACCTAAATCGTGCTGAGAGCATTAATTATAGTTATTTTGGCGTCGCAGGAATCGCTTGTAGACCATATCGCTCTGAAAGGCGCCGTTAACCTGAATGGTGTTTGCCTGTCGATATGAGGTGCTGTGTCGCTTAGATAGATTGCCTTCGGAATATCAATTTGGAACGTGTATTTCGCTGTGGCGCCAACCAATGCGCCTTCAGCTTTGAGTTGTACAGCGAAATCGGTAGCGGCTAGGAACCGGTCGTATTCAGTAGTGTCTGGGAATAGAAGGTCAAGCGAACCATCAGCTAAATGTTGACCTACTTCTATGCTTTGAAAACCGGTGTAGCCAACCGTGAACAATTCATCGATTGGAATGTTATTGTTGAGTCTCAGCCTGAAGGCTCGTACATAGTCTTTTTGTGCTCCTTCAATACTGATCTTGGCGTCTGTAAAGTTGAAGTCGGCCACTGTCGAGTAGGTCGGGGTTCCAATTGTTCCTTTAGTTTCCTCCTTGCCATGAATGGCCGCTGTCAGGACGATTGGTCTACCAACTATTCCCTCAACCGTCAAGACATCGATTAATGAACCAGCAACCTTCCTTGTCGCCGATTCAACGCCTAGCTCACAACTGAAGCTCTTGATCGTGTCCTTAGGCACAAAGACATGTTGGTAAGCTCCAGTCTCAACTAGAGTTGTTGTCGGCGCACCCATATTCCATTTGCAAGCGTAGGGCGTCAGGTTTTCGGGAGCACAAATGAAATTTATGTCTCCGCTCTGAATCGGCATTCCACTCAACGTTTTCGTTGCCGCTCTAGCTCTTGAGGTTTCAGGAAATTGCAGCCTCAAATTTGGAACAATTGACTCCGCTATGATATCGCTGTATTTTGTCGGGGCCACCCATGTGCCAAGCTCAGTCTCCTCAGCGTATCCTACATATCTTGTTCCAGCCATATTCTAATCATCTTTTCTTTTTCGTTTAATTCCTGTCTCGAAGGATTTCTCCTCCGTGACCTTAACGAACATTTTTGTTTCAAGAAGCTCAGGGATCAAATGGTCAGGCACCTCAACAGGCTGATTTGGGAGGAATACTCTCACACCATCGATCTCGACTCCCGAGCCTCCCCCAACATACTTAATCTTCAAATCAAGTCACCTCCAAACGATCCTTATACGCCTGAAACTCAAGAATAACCCATGAAAGAGTCTTAGTGTCTCCAATTGAGTAATCAGGCTCAAAAAGAGCAGGAGCTAACCAGTCGGATTTACCGCCCAGTTTGATGTCGCTCATCAGTTTATCGTAAGTGTCACAGCCTAGGTCAATGGCTTCCTTCAAACATGTTTCTGGATCCGTTCCCTGAGTCATGAGTACAACTCGAATACCGACACGGTGACGAATATAACCTGTTGAAATAAACTCTATTGGATCACGGATAGGAACTACGAAGGCCAGAGGAAACTGGTAAATCTTTGTTTGCTCACCAACAGTAACTCGATTCTCTAAGCTTGTTATTTCTTTGACTTTCGCCACTACAGCATTAACTATATCCCAATAATCCGATTTGAAAGTCATAATTATCCGCCTGAAACTGAGCCGACTACAAACTCTGTGACTCCCCTACGAATTTGATCTAGGAAGCGACCTTTCCCCGCATCTGCCGCTTGCTCAAGGAACGGATTAGGCGCTATTCCTGGATGAGTGCCAAAAGAGGGATGTTCAGGATCTACAAGGCGCCTCTCAATCGCAGGAACATAACGTCCCGGAGAAGGTCTTGTTCCTCGAATAACGTATGGAGCATAATCAACTGTTGGACCTATTAAGACTTTGTCAGGTTGCCGTTCAATTATGATGGATGCCCTCAATCTGCCTGTACGAACCGGCGCTCGGAATTGAGCTTCCTGCTGAAAAACCGGCGCGTTTTCCTCAATGGCCCAAAGTACAGCTTCATCCATTCCTTTCGAAGTTGCTTCACAGTAACTGTTAAGTTTGCTGAGATCCACCGTTATTTCTACACTCATTCATCTGCCCCTCAACTATTCTAGCAACGACTCGATCTCCCTCAGTCTCTCCATGACTTGCTGATCGCGCAGCAGCCTTTCAAGAGCCCACATTGGAAAGCCTGAACCTGTCAGGACTGGTAAGAAAAACTGCGATTGATAAAGAAGCGTAAAGATTAAGGCGGTGCCCCAAGCGAGAACGACTAGTACAGCGCAGATTGCTTTCGCTGCATCTACAAGCCAACCCAATCTAAAGAATCACCTCCTTTATTCAACTTTGCCGAGTTTTCCGCAAATAGGACAGATAACCAGATATTTGCCGTCGTCCTGCTTTTCTACCGCAGCCTCTTCGTTTGGATGATAAGGACAACTATAGTGTCTAGCCAAGACTATTCACTCAATTTCTTCTCGATTGTGACGAGGTGATTATGGATATCCACTAAGAGACGGATCACCGTTCCCGTATCGCGTCCTCTCAGAAACGGTTCAGAGCCGTCAAGATAATCAGCCAAAGCAAAACCGCCAATAAACAGAAAGGAAACTACAATATTGCAGATGACAAGGAGTTGGATTAGCTACTCCACAATACATACACTTCTCCACTATTCATCCCAAGTATCCTTGATGTCGTTAGTTTGGTACTCCGTTGATTTGACGCGGCGCCGAAGTTTTACATGGGAACCCAAAAGATCTTTGAGATCTTCAGAAAAGACTTCGAGGCTTGCCGACTTCACTTGCCAATCATCAATTCTCACAATGGGTCCCGTTGCATTCATGATCATGAATTGCAGGGTTCTGGCTGCGAGCATGGCGCAGACTGTCTTAACACTCTCACTCACAGTGACGTCTGAAAACTCTTGACCGCAGTAGTCTTCGATTATTGACTCACATCTGGGTAGTAATGTTCCGTTGATCCAGGTTTCATAATCCGCGTCTAATGTGAAGCCTACCATGTTGTACTTGACTTGGGAACATTGTTTGACGTCACTCGCAGTTATCCAGGTCAAGCAGAGTTCACCTTGCCAGCTGACCCATCCTACAATCTTCGCAGCGGTAGGTTCGCCAGCTAGGACCCTCATGTATTAGCTGCATTGGTTTGTGACATCCGGGGCAAATCGGAATTTCGGGTGTCACTTCTACCTTCGGCTTAAGCCTAGGCTCCGCTGTCTTTTCCCGAATCTTTCTTGGCCTACCCTTTTTTCTCTTCGACAAACTGTTCCCTCCTTCATGATGTTGTGAGAACATTTACAGCCGAGGCTTGCGGCCTCGGCTGATGATCCCCTAAAAACCGGGGGGAGTTTAGGTAGAAAGTTAGGTGTATACATAGGTATACACTTAGGCAGAGATTCTAGGCTGTTACGCCCGTCAATTTGCGGATCGCGTCGCCAACAACCAGCTTCGGCTCAAGCCACTGTCGAATTATGAATGCGTCATAACCTGAGGGCTCGTTCCGGTAGCGGGCTGACTCGGTAGGGCCGTTGCCTAGGACGACTGCAGGTGCTGTACTATCTCCGATTACAGCTACAGTGTTTGTCATTGCGTAGTCAACGATGACTTGTACGGCCGGCCATCCTGGGAGGCTGAATGATCCTCCCTGCTGTCCAACATTGACTATTCCAGCCTCAATCATGCCTTTGACATAGCTGTTCCTGATGAAGGCGTTCCAAGCCTTGTGGGACACAGCCATGAAGTTGGGCTCGTAACCGTTGCCCAGAATAGTCTCGATCACACCACCAATCTTGTTGAATGGATCGTAGTCGTTGTTTGGCGCAGTGGTCATAGCGTTCCAGCTCTCACCTACTACAGCCGTCGCAGTCTCAACAACTTCTTTGATCTGTTTATTCTCCATTCTGGCTAGGTCTCTTGCAGCGTCTTCGGTGTGGACCCTGAAGATGTCGTGAACAGCCCTTTTGCGAGCCTCATCCTCAATGAGTATGTGGACAACGTTTTTCCACAGGTCGAAATTGACTCTTGTGTAGGATTGAGCGCTTATCTCGGCTTCGACAAGCGGAGGAACCTTCTCTTGCCCAGCGAGCTTTGTGGCTATGTCGACGCTCAAGACCAACTCAGGCATGTTGACGATTCTGCATGCCTTCCTGAGATTGTACTGTGGTCTTGCAAGCCCCAGAACCTCCTCAAGAACAACCTGAGCCTCGATCGTTGAGACATCGAAGACTGCTTGGCCTCGATATCTCTCGCCGGCTCTGCCTGCGTAGATCTGGTCGTCTACAGGATTGTGCCAGACGCTTCCGACCAGCCTCATGTCCTTTCCTGTTTGTACTGTCTGCATGTTCTATTCACCTCTAGAATGGGAGTAGACGTATCAGCACTGTAGTGTCGGCTGAGGCGGCTTCTTTTTCACAGCGTCCAACACGCTGCTCAATCTTGCTAAGCTCAGCCTGCATGTCCGCCTCAGCATAAGTTGCGGGAGCATCCAAGTTTGCGTAGGCCTTTACTTTGCCGGCTGTGGTTGAGAGCGCAACCCACGCACCCTGATTGATTGCGCCACTGACTTTGCTGACTTCAACAACACCCTCCTCTAGAACCTTACAGCTTGCTTGGAGGCCAGCACCGGGCGCAACTACAGTCTCCAGCGCAACGACAAATGGGCCTTTATTTCCAGATGAAGCATCCGCATCAGCTGGACCCCAACCGTCAGTGTCGTAAGCCAACACATCGCCCTTCGTAACGCCAGTGTTGGTCTTCAGTGTGTACTTGGCAACCTTCATGCCAAATTCCTTGAATACGTCACCTGCAGCCATCTAGCTCACCAACTCACCTTTTCGGTTGCGCTGATAGCCGTAGAGATCAAGCCGTAATGCCTCAACTTGGTCGTTTGCTTGTCTTGCTCTGAACCTTGCCTTCGGACCCGAAGGCTCAGACTCGATCTGTGTCACTATCGCAATCAGGTCGCTCTTCATCGCGTCGAGGGCTTCAGCTGTGAGACGCTTCAATTGTTCAATACTCTTTTCTCTGTCACGTTCGTCCCCAAGTCCAGCTCTTATCCTCAAGTCTACAACTTCTGTCGCTCTCTCAGTCTGCTGTGCATCCATCATTTGGGCTTTCCAAGCTTTCAGCTCCATATTTTCAGACTTCAGTCGTTCAAGCTCGGCCTGGAGAGTCTTTATTGGCTCTCTCCGCTCCAGAATCTCTCTTTTCTGTTCGCTTGTCGCAAGCTCACCTTGCAGTCTCTTCATCGTGGCTTCTAGTTCCGCGATTCTTTTTGATTCTTCATTCAAAATCAATTCACCTCTTGCTTTGCCGCCGAGCTCTTCCTTGCAGAGGTCCGACTCGATTCCGGCTTCCTTAGCCGCCCGGCACAGTTCCCCGAGAGCATCCGTCTTCGCCTCTTGGCTGTGGAACTCGGTTTGTTCCCACCTAGCCAAGGCGTTACGCAGATGGTCGGGCTCTATCCGGCCGTCGGGCCATCGGTAAGGTAGCTTACGTTCGCTCTTGTTTCCTTCAATGCCTTTGGCTGATGGTGGAACATAGGCGAAGCAGTTGTCAGGCCACTCTGCGGTTGGATTGAACTCAGCAGCTTTGAGGTAGCTCATAGTTTCACCTCTGTAATCGCCCCATTTTGTCTTGAGGACTTGCGGCTGATTAGGGGTCTTGAACCTAGTCCTCATGGCTGCATCATCTCGAGCCATTCTGTCACTTGAGTGACCGTGAAATAGAGCGGCTGAGAGAGAATAGGCGAAGCCGTAATTCTCAATCGCCCCCTCAAAAGCAGACTCAACCTGTGATTCTGGAAAAGCGCCCTCAGGCACAAGAGCAACATGCTCAAAAACGAAGTCTGTCACTGTTACTACGTTATCATCGTCAATCTCGCCATTTGCAAGGACTTGGGGGCTAACAGCTCCCCATTCGCCTGATTGAATCTTTTCCCAAGCATCAGGATCAGTTATCTCGTAGATCGCCTCTGCAGAACCATTCGCCTTAACCTGTATAGGTCGGCCTAAAGTTCTTCCTTCATGACCAAGCCCCGGAGGACCTACGAGAGGAGCGGAAAGGAGCGTTCGTAATGCTCTGGTAAGAGCCCCCTTAGTCACCCGCCACCTAACACCATGCGGATCCGTAGGTTTACTAGTCGTAGTGTCGATAACCTGAACCTTAGCGTATCTGCCCCCGCATAAAGTGAAAGGTTCAGCTTTTACTTTGTAATTGAAGCGGGCTTTATGGGTCTGCTGCTCTAACTTTCCACAGATTTTCTTGGCGGTTTCCTCATCGTAGCCCTTCTGCATTTGATCCTTGACGCAAGACTCAAAGTCTGGATAAGGCCCTACAGGCATAACTTACCCTCCGAAGAAATCTCTAGAACACTCAGGAAACCTGACATCTATTCTATGACAGGTTGCTCCAATTCGGCTGGATCAAAATGGGTGTCTGTTCCGTCTCTGAGCATCTCATAGATTTTTTTGCGGTCAGCCCAACCGACGCCTGTTCCGTAGGCTTGTGAGGCTGCCTTAATCAGCTCAAACCAGTCGGCAGTCCTGATTTGTCGCCAGCGATGCTTTATGAGAACGGGAAGATTTCCGTCTGCAATTCTTAACTTCTGCCCAGCGAGTCTGGGATACCATTGCGCCTCCAACGTTCTCTTGAACATTCGTTGAATGTCAGTTATGGGTCCATCCACAAAACTCTCAAGTTCGGCGTAGGCGGTTGCACGGTTCAATTCCTTCTCAATGTTCAGCATGAAGCGTGGAACTTGGAAGTTCCCAACTATCCTTCGCTCAACTTTGTCACTAATATTGATCAGTTTGTCAAGGTCGGGCTCAATGTCGACGACTTGTATCTGCCACTGGTCTGTTGTGGCAATATGTTTGCCCGGCCTAAGCTCAGCAACATGGTCATCAATGATCTTCTGAACCTCTTCTTGGTTGGTTCCTTCCGGTAGTTTCTCCGTTAGGAGGGTGTGCACCGCGATTCCAGCCCAGAGGGTTGTAGCAGCCTCTGTAAGGTCTTCACGCATGATTTTGTCGTCTAATTCGGCTTCTTTGAGTATCGGCTCAATCTCGCTGAGTCCTTCCCAGTCGCCTTCCAGATCACTATTAACAAAGTATAGAACTTCTTCCGGCAGGTAGAATCCTTCTTTCCCCTCGTATGTGAAGCCTGTCAAATTCCAGTTGTCATCAATATTTGGTTTCATCTGTGTCGAATCAAGTGGAATAAGACGGGTGGGCTGAGAGGCCCAAGGCTTACCTTGATGTTCAAACTCAATCTCGAAGGCTGCTTTACCGAAGATTTTCGTCTTGATTACAGCGATTCTTAGGGCAAGATCAAGGTTTACAGCCGAGTTGGTCTTGTCGACGTAGCTTTTCACCTCGGAGTATTGGTCAAGATGTGCTTGTTTGGCCTCTTCAGTCTCGAATTTCTCTAGTACCGCCGGTCCAGGTTCCAGAACCGTCTCAAAACCTTCCTTGACACTCCAGTAGGCTAGTGAATCGATAGCTTTTCTGACTAGAAAGTTCCTTCGATACTCGCGGTAGTACTTGTTCATGCCTCTGTACGCTGTGCTTGTCGTCAAAGTCGTGCCGGGGTAATATCGTGTTTTTGCGGCAGCAAACTTCTTGGGAGATTTCCTTGGGGATGAGGGTTCCTTGTATCCTGTTGATGACACTGAAACTCCCGGTCTCTGCTCGAGTCTCCTCACTAACTCTTCAAGGACTTCCTGCTTTTTCCCATTGGCGGTTCTGGTTACTGGTTTGGTTTTTCTTCGCATACTGGACGGTCTCAAAATGTCTTGGTGTGAGGTCGGAAGCGAGGTCGCGTGGGGCCTCGTGATGCATAAGCCGCTAGAGCCAGAGCCCATAAGCGATCGTCATTGGTTCCCTGCGGATGGCTGAAGACCATCTGCCCAGTTTTGGTCAACTCGAAGCGCTCGACATTCAATTCGGCGTGAAGCAAAGGATTGTAGGGAATTAGGAGCTTCTTCTCTTGCATGAGGGACTTCAGGACACCCATGACTTCCTGTTTCTTCGGTTGAGACAGCATGACGCCCTCAACTTGAGCGCCAACAATTTTCTCAAGATCTTCGACAAAATACTCGCTTCCAGTCTGGTCAACACAGATCTTTACAACATGTCTCAGCTTATCGCAGAGGAGCTTGATGTAACCGATGACGCTCACGTATGGTGTACCCAGCTTGAACTGTTTCATCAACACAAGTCTCAATGCATCTTCATCTTTCCGCAGGACAGCGACTGCTGAATGATCCTGCTTCTTGCCCAAGTCCACGCCAACCAAGAATGTTCCGCTAAGACGGTTCCTAGTCACCGCTAATCAAGATCCTCTCATCAATATACTGTAATTCTGGGTCTTGGCAGGAGACTATGAGTTTCTGTGGGAGCCAAACGTCTTCATCTTCAGCCCATTCAGCCTCCATCTCGCGCCTCCAACGCCAAAGGTCGGCTTGAAACTGTTTTCTTATCTTCTCAAGAATTTCTCTACTCAAGGGGCCGTTGGGTTCAACAGCCTCTCGCCAAGTCACATGATGACGTGAGAAATCGGAGTACTCAGGATCGTTTGAGATCCTGTAGAAGAGTGAGTCTCGGGCCCAAGGGGTGCTTGAGCATATGAACCAGCCGTTTGTCGTACCGAGGGTGAACAGGGTCGCGTCGTAGATCTCTTCGTCGTCACGTATGAAATTCATCTCGTCGCAATATATTCCGTCTAGTGTGGGTCCTCTGATTGTCTCCGGATTGTTAGGGAAAGCCTCAACACAACTGCCGTTGCTGAACTCTATCTTGACCTTGAGGACTCTTCTTATGAGGGGTTTCGGAATTCTTGGGAGAAAGGCGGATATCTTCCGAATAATTAACTTGCTTTGTCTGAAGGATGGTGCTATGACGCCCACATGGTTGCTAGGATTTCTGAGGAGAAACCAAAGGATCTTGGCTGCCACTATGAATGTCTTTCCTGACTGTCTACACCATCTCAAGGCGACAAACTGGCCGGCGTCTTCAAGAAACTTTCTTTGGTAGCCTGTTGGTTCAAACTTCAGGGTCTTCCTGCAGAACTCGACGGGCCCGTAGGGTATCGTCTCTGTGAGTTGGGAAACAGTCACTAAGCCGTACTGTCTACGAAGCTTCTCCTCCACCCTTCTGAGCTTCTCCCTTTTCGAGCTCATTCAACATTGCCTCAACAGCCCTTAGGCGATTCTCAAGCTCCTGAGACTCTACACTCTTGAGTACACCATCTAGGACTTGGGTGAGGTATCCCAAGAGCTGGTAGTACCTAGCTCTGGTCGTGTCTGCCTTGCCTCTCTCAGTCTCAGCAGGTGCATTCTCTGCTAGGATCTCAACCTCGATCATCGCATCTAGAATTCTCTCAATAGATTGATCTCGGATCTCTTCGATACTTTGGTCCCGCTTCAAGGGCAGTTTCTGGGGTCTAAGGAGCAGGCTTTTGATCGCTGAAATCTGCTCGATAAGGCTCATCCAACACCCCGGCCAGACACCGTGTTTTACGTATTCTTTTTTGATGTATTTCGTCGGTGCCTCCCTTGCCCGTCTAAGACAGTTCAAGCAAACATTCCTGTGTTCTAACTCACCATTACTGTGGGCGATTGAGATTGCTCTAGTGTTCTCTCTTTTGAGAAGTGCGCCGCATAGGTCGCAGAAAATATAAACCTCTGTTGTCGGCTTTTGCGTTTTCACCCTTTTTTAGCTCCGAAGAAAGCTCCTAGAACGAAAGTTACGACATAGCTCATTACGCTGAAGATCGACCGCTCGAAAGTCTGCAAGAATACCAGATGTATGATCTCAAGGATTAAGAGACCGACAAAGAATAGTGCGGCTACAAATATTCCATATACTAGTACAGGGGAGGGTGGTAACTGCACCTTCTGGCTTCTCTTAGCCACTTTTTGTCCTCTACCGATAGGATAGATGACTGTCCGTGTGAGATGGCGCTCTATCCTATCCAGAAAACATTCACCTAACCTCTTGA